CTTAACTCGTAAGTTAGTGGGAGCCCTGATGCTTTAGACTCGATTAGGACAGTTTCTGGTTGCCAGTAATCGTATTGTTCTTTTGCAACTCGACGTAATTCTGGAAACTCGTATCTATCTTTTAATGCATCGAGTAAAATTAATTGTGGAGCAGAGTCTTCGTTTAACCTAAACACGCCCCATGTTGTTATCGCACTGTAATCTGCTGTTTCTTTTTTCATAAAAGCTGTATCGTAAGATTGTATTACATGATCTAAAGTTGGTATGGTATCCTTGTCCCAGTTGTTCCACCACTCACGTTTTAATATTGCACCTTCTTCAGAGGTTGGGTTTTGCATCCATTGTGCATTCCATTTACCGAGTGATAAGGATGCTTTGACTCCTTCGAGTTCTTCTAGCTTCCAGTACTCCGGCCATACGGGCTTACCACTCGGCATTACTGCCGGAAACTCTACCAAGTCCCATTGATCTGCTTTAGGCTCTGTTTGGTTTTTTATCAAAATTCCTGTGAGGTCCTTTACATTCCAACGTGTCATAACACAAACGATTTTACCGCCTGGTTGTAAACGTTGTCTTGGTCCTGATGTGTACCATTCGTATGCTTTCTCTAATGCACCCATGTTCATAGAATCTTGTTCCGAGTGTGGGTCGTCGATGATTAACAGATCAGCACCTCGACCTGTGATAGCACCCCCGACACCTGCTGCAAAATACTCGCCACCTTGTGCAGTTTCCCAGCGACCGGCGGCTTGTGAGTCTTCCCGTAGTCTTGTTTTAAATATCTGTTGATATTCTGGAGAGTCAATTAGTGTTTTAGCTTTACGCCCGAACCTAACTGCAAGTTCTCCTGTGTGAGTAGTCTGTATGATTTTTAGTTTTGGATTCTTCCCGATCATCCAAGCAGGCAACAGGGTTGAAGCGAACTCTGACTTAGTATGCCTTGGCGGCATGTTCACTATTAACCTTTTTATTTCACCTGTAGCTAGTTTATTAAATTTATCTGCAATTGTTTTGTGATGTGCACCTTCAATAAATTCAGGCCACATTGCTTTTGTAAATGAAAGAAAATCATTTTGTGCAAGTTCTTTTTTGTTTTCTTCTTTGTATTTAAATAATAATTTTTTAAATCTATCTCTGACGTCAGGAGGTAACTTATTTATTTTATCTATATCTATTTGCATTTGAAAAAATTTTTGTAAAATTTTTTTACATGTTATTTTTAGTCTTATAATGATTTTAAGGGGTTTGACCATACAAAACTTGACATATATGTGTGGTCTGTGGGACCCCTACTACATATAGTAAATCAATAAATTAAAAATGTTTGGATTTTGGAAATCGTTTGGGACCTCTTGGCGGTTGTCTGTGTTAACCCGCCAAGAGGGAGAGAGTTAATCTAGTAATGTCATGTATGCTTTAGCATTCATTCTACTAAATTTAGATAAACCTTTTTGCATAGTCTTATAGTCCTCATCTAATTCAGCCTCTTTGATTTGGATATACAACTTGTGCTCTTCTGGTGTTAACATTTCTGATTGACCAGAATAAGGATTGGTTGCTTTTATATTTCTTTCTGTCATATCCTGGATCATATGGGATAAGTCAAGCATTGTCAACCTCTTTTATTTCTGTATTGGTCCAAGTATAACCATACTCAGTTGTATGAGTTTTTTTTACCGGATCATGAATAGGTGTTTCAAGGCACTCGGTCCTTGGGTGTAGTCTAATAAACTCATCCCAATGTGCATATGCAAACTCATTCCAACAGCCTTGACTACAAAAATGTGACCACATATTATTCGCGTTCCATTGGTTTTGAGGAATTTTTCTAGTCCTCAAAACCTTTGAACCTTTGACACCTCTTATCCTGTCCTGTGTTTTATGTGTATGGCAGTTGGGACCATGACACCAATTATAATCACTCATGTTTTGGCAACCCCTCGTGCATACACATAACACCACCAAATAAAAGTAATATTCCTAAAATTTGGTGATCTGAATGTATCGCAGTTATTATTCCTAACATTCCTAATATTAAACCTGTTAAGGTCATCATCATTCTTCCAATCATTAGTGCCTCACTTTCCAAGATGTAGTCGCAGTTCTATATCCATGTGCGTCTAAATCATAATAAACATAATAAGGTGTTCCATTCTTCGCAACACCATATCTGCTTTTGTCATCATGTTTGCCTTGTCTTGTTATGTGCTTCTTATGTTTAGAAGCCCAATAAGTTATGTAAAATGTTTTAGTCATATTTATTTCTCTCTTTCTGTTCCTATCCTACAATAAGTAGGATAGGAAGTCAACTATTAATTTACACTTTGTTGCATTTGTTTTCTAGCAATCGCAATCTTTTGTTCTCTTGTAAGAACTTCTTTATCTTCCAAAAGACTAGCCAGATTTTCTGGACTATAAATTGAAAGTGCTAAACTAGAACTTTCATTTAACATTGTTTCATTTAAAACAACTCCAACTTTATCTGCAAGTGCTTTTGCTTGGTCAAATGTTCTATAAGATTTTAAACCTAATCTTACTTTTTGCATTTTGCCCTCAACATAAGAATATAATTCTTGATGTTGTTTAATGACCTCATCTGCACTAGCACGATACATCTTAAAAAAGTTTAATGTGCTTTCATCAACTTTAAATTGTCTTGAATGACAATAAGAACTACCAATAGTCCAAAGCTGAAAATCATTTTCCCATTTTGAAACAGGGGTAATCACAGATTTATCATCATTAGAAGATGTACTGAAACCCAAAAATTTATTTACTGCACTCTCATCATTATAATATTTTGGATTTCTTTTTGAGTAGTCATCATTGATTGATAATTGAAAGTCTGGATTTAAACCTTTTGCTTTCATCTCATCACGATAGTATGCTCTTGCAAAGTTTCTACCCATGTCAAATCTTACATGAACTTCATCATTTGCTTGATACTCTTTACCCTCATCATCAACTTTAGTAATTGGTCTTTGAACATAGAAACAATTATCCTCATACAACTCGCCACCTGCTCTATTGTATTTTCCAATCATTCTTCTAATTGTATCTACATCTTCCTGTGGTTGATGAAACCTTACAACTCTATCAATCGCAACTTTTGCTTTTTCTCGCATAGCATTGTATTGTTCTTTTGCATTAATCAATTTGTCTTTTACTTTATCTTCGTAAAAAGATTGAAATTGGTCAGCAATCACTTTTCGCTTTTCTGCGTTAAGTGTTATCTTTCTTTCTTTAGTCATTGTACCTCTTTCTTGTTTATTTATTTTTTGCATAAATGTTTTTTAACACTTGACTTATGGATTGTCAAGTATTATATAGGATTAGTTATGTATAAAAAAACATTAGTTTAATTTATAGTAACTGGGACAACTTCTGGTTGTGCGATTACTGGCAGTTTTTACTATACTGTAATACACACCAGAACTGATCCCTGGTCTATTGGAGTTATAGGTATTCTAGATAATAACCAACTAGCCAATGGACCTGGGATCAGTGGGACCGGGCTGAGAGTGCACTGTAACTCCCGCCCTGCTGGTCCAGCTGGGATGGGCGGTGCATTGTGCATCGACCCTGAAGCTGCAAGCAAGAAAGGAATTATGAAACCAAACGCTGGAAAAGAGTACAACAAAATTTTAATAAACCACTGGCGCTGGTTAGAGCAGCAAGGCCCAAGCTACAAGCAGCAAGCGACAAGCTGCAAGCTTCAAGCAGCAAGCTTGACAAGACGCCTGAATAGTGTTATAGGAGTTTATAGGAGAAAGAATTATGAAAACAAGTGAAGCATTAAAAATTATAGGAGGCAGCTTGAGCAAGCCATCGAAGATGCCAGGCTGGTCAATAGGTTTACCTGCCAAAGAATGCAAGACTGGCGGCAAGCTCCAGCAGGTGAAGGGCTCAGTCTGTTATGATTGTTACGCGCTCAAAGGTTGTTACGTCTTCAAGGTTGTTCAGGATGCACAGTATCGAAGGCTGGCAGCCATCAAGAGCCCGCAATGGGTGACAGCTATGGTCCATTTAATTAATTCTAAAAAGCCGGACGTGTTCAGATGGCACGACAGCGGCGACGTTCAGGACCTGGATCATTTAAATAAAATTTATTCAGTCTGTAGAGCTACACCAACTAAGAGACACTGGTTACCAACTCGAGAAGCTTGGATAAAAGATCACCTGAAAGACAAGCCAAACAATTTAGTCATACGATTTAGCGCGCCAATGGTTGACCAGCTGGCGCCTGCTTCGTGGCCTAACTCTTCAGAAGTGGTGACAGCTGGCGCTACATGTCCAGCAGCTCAACAAGACAATGAATGCAGAGACTGCAGGCAATGTTGGGATTCAACAGTAAAGGTTATAAAATATGGAAAACACTAAAACAAAAAAAGAAATAATTGAAGAGCTGGAGGGTATATTGAAATCTAACAAAGATAATATATACTGTGATGAATACCAGCTGGCAGATATGATTAGAGAAGCATTAAAATTGTATGATGTTTAGACATCCAAACTATTATAAAGAATTACGCAAGCGTAATAAATCGGATCAGGCCATTAGCAAAGAATCTTCGACGGAAGAGAATCAGCGTGCGCCTGGTCCGGGCCACAAGCTTCAAGCTCGGGAGGACTCTACCGCTAACTCAACGCGTGGGCGGGTTGCAGAGCCCCAAGCTTCAAGCGCCAAGCTCAAAGAGACTCAAGCTTCAAGCGACAAGCTGCAAGCCCCAAGCAACAAGCGTCAAGCTCCAAGCCGCAAGCGACAAGCTCACGAATCTTGAACCCTTCATAAAGTTTCAAGCCACAAGCATCAGGGGTCTGGACTAGGATAAAACTATTCTTTGGATGCCTCACATGGAAGCTAATTTGATGTGGTGAGAACCTCACCTTTTTACTTTTACTTACTTTAAATTCTATTGTGAAAAAAGTATTATTTTTATTGTATGCCAATACA